AAGTCTGAGAAGAGCAGTAAGCTTTGGTTGAATGCTGCAGCATGTGTGAGGATTGAAACTTGGTTATTAGATACTGAGATGTCAATGGGATTACCATCAAGTGCAGTCATTACAGAAATAGGAAAGAAATTATAATAGTTTCCTGCTTCTGAAAAGATTATGTTTTCATCACTTAGAACTCCAAATCTATTTTTGTGAAAAGTAATATCATTTATTTTACCTCCTACAAAGGTTGGAAAAGGATTAGAAGTGTCATCTCCTGCTTTCCTTGAAGACCATCCAAACCTAGCTCCAAAAGTTCCTGATACTGCTACTTCCTTTACAGGTTCATAAAGGAAGAACTTATCTCCTGAAGCATCATATAACCTTATTAAACGATGAGGCATTGTAGTAATATCGAAACCTGTATCTATAGCTCTTCCTAGAGTTTCTTTCCATACACCTACACCTTCTGAGTCTTCCTCATACTTTACATAGTAATCATCTTGAGATCCTCCTGCATTTCCTACCACTTTTACGATGTATCCTTCTGGAACATTCTTTCCTGGAAGACTTGAGAATGAAGTTACTTCATCTTTTATTCCTACTAAAGCAGCTCCACCTTTGGAGTCTTGAACTTCTATTGAAAATGGTTGTTTACATTTTATTGATATTACACTTCCAGAAGCATCATCCATTTCAACTTCAAAATTATCTGCAGCAAGAGTATGTTCTGCAGTAACTATTGCATCTAAACCAGCTACATAATCTCCTGCACCAGATGTTTCTCCATTTTCATCTCTATCTATTATACATCTCCAACCTCCGAAACCTTCTATAGGATCAGTAGAATCAAAATCATCCCATGCGCCTTCTGCGGTACTCAAACTTGTCATACCTTCTTTTAAATACTTAGCAATAACAGGAGTACCTATATGAGTCTGGTTAAGTCCTACCTGAGAAGAAGGTGTTTGAAATCCTACTTTGTAGGTTCTTTTATCATCTACACCAGATCCTGCAGCTTCTTCTGGATTTACTACTATCTTTATTACATACTTACTAGAGTAATCTCCTGCCTTTACAAAGATCATTCCCTCGTCTGTGTAATCTCCAGCAATTTGAGTAGAGCCTGATGAAGAGGTCTTAGATGTTGTTCCTTCTCCTGAAACTACACCGTCACTTGCTGCTGCTGTTACAGTTTTAGTTTTATTAATAAGGAAGGTAGTATCTGCAACAGTAGTAGCTACTATGTTGTCATTGACTGAACTGGATTCTAAGTAGGATAAATCAGCATCAACAACAACTAAAGCATGTGATCCATCAACAATTGTTGAAACTGATACATCAGCAATAGTATCATGTAATATGGGAACTTGTGTTCCATCTACATCGTATGCAGTTAAAGTTTTTACACCTCCTGAAGTCCTAGTAAGAACCATTGTATACTCTTCATTCCTATCTCTACGAATAGTATGAACAAACGTATCATCTACTAAAGTATCCGTAATCTTTTGTTTGTGTTCGGTTCCTGGACGTTTCTCCAAACCTCTCGCAATGGTACTATAACCATTCACTTGCTTTTCACTTTGCGAGGCTAATCTAATCTCAGGAGGTTGCTGAGAAATCCCATTAATCATATTGGGAATAGAAGAAGAAACTAAAGGCATCAGGAATATAGAATTCTTTGAGATTTAAGAAGGGAAGATCCTGCAGTACTACGATCTATAGCACGGTAAGTATCATAATTATCAAAAACATTGAAATCAGCTAATTGAGATTCAGCTTCTTTTAATGCAAATAAAGCTAATTGTTCATCTTTAATCTGTAATTTTGTCATTTCTCCAGAACCAATAATATTTTCTTGAAACTTTCTACCTGCTCGTAATGTAATATAACGTCTTGCTATTTCTGGAAGTTCTTCAAATTCAAGAAGGACAATCATGTCTACAACAACTGCACCTGTAAACTCAAATGTGTTCTTAGTACGGTCATAAAGCTTCTGATTCCTCATGACAATATCGCTATCATAATCCCTTGTTAAAGCTCTAGTATCTAGGTGTATGCAGTTGCTAGGTACACTAATATGATCAACTGAATTCGGACTTAGTGAATACCTTAAATCGGTATTGAATGCCCATCCTGCAGATTGAACTTCTCTGGAAACTGTATCAAGGGTAATAGCAGCTATTTCAGCTTCCTGAAGACCAGAATTCATTGTGTTTACTGGAGCTTCTCCAATACCAAAAAGCATTGAATTAATAGCATCTAGTTTGGATGTAAGTGATATAGCCATTTTAAGGGGAATATATTAAAAGAGGATAATTATTGGGGAGAGTAGAGGAGGATGGAGAACTACTGTTTCCTCCTCTACAAACGTGAGGCATGGCAAGAGGATTAACCACACCTCACAAAGAGGTTATTATGAAACAGGTGCAACAAGTGCTACTGCCATTGCTGGACGTAGTATGTTGTGACCCATTGCATATTTGGAAACGATTAATGTTCCTTGACGGTTGACCATATAATCAGTCTCTACCGCAAGGTCTAATAGTTTCACAGTTGCTACTGCATCTCTGTTCATGACAAGCGCACGAACTTTCTCACCTTCACCACCATAAGCGGCTGCAGCAGGAAGATCGTAAACAGTTGTCCTAGCAGATTCTGGAGAGGCTAATGGCCTATCCGCAGATGGAACTATACCAGCACGAGAAGCACCACTACCAGACATAGTCCAGAGATTAGTAGCCCAACCAGCAGTACCACCAGTTCCAATATGAGGAGATCTAACTACTGGAATACCTGCAATAGTTGGAAGATTCACATCTTTAACTGAACCTCCTCCACCTACATCTGAATTAAACATATGTAGATCGACGGTTTCTTCACCATTAGTATTGGCTTTAAACATGTGATAGTAAATATCTGTTGCACAGACAACTACCAAATCATCTAAAGGTGCGCCAGCCATTTCTAGAATACGCTTAGCTTCAATAACTCCTTCCATAAATTTACTGGATTTACAAGAGTCAGCAAGTGTTGCGTATGTCACGTTAGCTGTATAATCCTCATCATCCCAAGGGACATCTCCTTGAACAAGAGCTGCTGATGCAGTCTTAGAAGTTGTCAAAGCTGCTTTAATAGCCATTCTTAGAATGTTCTTATCAGCAGCATAAGCTAATCCATAAGCAGCTTCCTGCGTATAAACTGAGCGTATATCATACTGAGACATCGCTTCATCAATATTAGGGATGAATTGATTTACAATTAAGAGATCGTCAATAGTGACAATTCTCTCAGTTTGTGCCGCAGTAACTGCAGGAACGATTTCAGTTCCAGGACTATGATAAGCTGCGGTACGATGCTTACCTGTCATGATAAACTGTGCCGATTTACCCTTCTTAATATTTCGGGTTCTCGTATAGTTCATCATTATATTTTTGGTCTGAAAGGCGGTCATAACTTCGCCAGCATAGAGCTTTAGATATAGACTCCTAGCATCACCTGTGGCGTTAGTTTGACCTGACCTGTGACCTTGATAACTTGTTGCCATATTTGAATTTAATTGAGATTAAAATTAACTAGTTTTAAACTAGCACGATTAAAGTTACGGACGTTTACTCTATCGTTCTCAATTAAAGTTATCCTCCTCAGAGGGCAATAATCTTGTTCTGATGTTTCATTTCCGTATTACATAAGGTTAGAAGATCCTAGTTTCCTAGTTACTTCATCCCTAAAAGCAGGATCAGTATGGTATCTAGGATCATTCATAGCTTCAGACATTTGTATTAATGAACTGAATGCTCCTGAGCTTGATCCACCTGTTGATCCCTGCAATAAGTTTGGCGAACTTCCGTTTGCCATTTGGTATTGAGCGTTAAGAGACTTAATAGCAAATAAGCTATCGTTTTTATTTGTACTCTCTAACGCTCTGTTGAATGAGTCTATTTCTTCTTGAGCTAGATTATCTCCTGCCCATGCTACAAGCTCCTTATACTTCTCCTGACCTCCTACAGAGTTATATGCTGTCTCTGCAAGTTTATCTGAAATAGCTTCTTGACCTTGTATCCATGAGTTTACCATCTCAGTAGACATACCTTTGCTACCAAGTTCTGTGTATGACTCTGGAGATAATTCTCCTTTTTCTAAATACTCATTAGCATATTTATTATAATCTAAACCTGCTTCTGCTAAGGTTTTATGAGCTTCATCTATTTGTGTTTGTTGTTGAGTAGAAATTGGAGTCTGCGGAGGTGGTGTAACCTCATCGTTGTTCGCCACAGACTCCGAATTGGATGACATTTTCTGCTCTAACTCTCTATAAGCTTTCGCCATATCTTCTGGACTATTAAACTTATCAGGTAGCCAATTCGGATTTCCGTCTTCTCTTTCTACTGCACCAGCTTCTTCTGCAAGCTGAATCATTGCTTGTTCATGCTCTTTAGTACCTTCTGGAGGTGGTGGAGCATCTTCATGAGTGCTTACTTGTTGGAATTCTGCCATATTTTTCTCCTCTTATATAAGTTAGTTATTCATTTCAGGTGGTGGAGATGAAGGTGCTTGTTGAGCCATACCTTCACCCATTCCTTTCATCATTTCTGGAGTAGCTTTTTCTGCTATACGTCCCATCAACTGCTGATTCTGCATTGCCTGTTGCTGTTGCATTGCTGCCTGTTGTTCCACTTGCTTTTGTTCTTCAGACTTTATAAGTCCTTCTGTATCAATTCCAAGTGATCCTGCAAGCCTAGTAATGTAATCAGAAATATTAAGCTCTGCCATTGCTTGTTCACCAAGTGGTGCTAAGCTTTGTAAGAACATTCCAAGTTTATTGAGATCTTCTCCTCTACCAAGAGCTTCTACTCCTGTAACAATAAGAGGTTTAAGAGCATCTCCTGGAAGTTTAGGAATCTTCTTATCTTTTGCCATTCTGTGCATTAAGATCTCCACAAGGGGAAGCTGAAACTCCTGAGATAGAATTGCATATACTCCTCCAAGAGCAATCTCAAGTTCCTGTCTTGCTACTCTGATCTCTTCTGCAGTTACTCTCTCTGCATCCCTTCGGATAGAACTATTCATTAGGAATACTCTAGAGAGGCGTGTCTGAAGCATCTGTATAGTTTGCTGAGCTATATTAAAGTCCTGAGACTTCCCAAGCTGAAGAGAAGATACATCATTATCATCTCCTGTAACTATTGCTCCATTCGGAGACTCTGCTAAAGTCTTAACTCTTGTAGTACCATTAGGTCTTACAAGGAATAATACCTTTGCTGCTGCTGCAGATCCTTCTACAATAGACTGAGTAAGAGACTCCAGAGACTTTAGATCTCCTAAGTATTCTTCTACATATCCTCGTCCATAATCTTCACCATCCATGTGTGTGAACCTAAGAGCAATGAAAGGGTTCTTATCTTTAGTGAAGGTTCCTTCTGATCCTGGAACTATCTGGCCTTCTAACTCTTGGTGAATCTTCCAGTTTTTTCCTGTCCATTTAATACAAGTATAAAGGTCTAGATCTTTAGTAGGATTTTCGGATTCTGGATCAGCTATTATTTCTCTTGCTCGTTCAGGAAGAGACAATGGAGAAAGGGATTCTTTTGTAATGATCTCTAAAGGATTACCCATAGAATCACGCTTAACAACATACCTATCTAGTCTGAATACTCTTATCTGGCCTTCTGGTGGAAGATAAATAAGTACGTTTCCTGCCACTATAAGCTGTTTTAAGGCTTCTGAGATAGGTACTCGTAGACCTCTAACTTCGATTTCCTGCATAACCATGCGTTCAATCTTTGCAAGACCTTCTTCTGCTTCGGATCTTTTATCTGCAAGAAGAGCTTCTAGTTCTGAGTTGTCTACAACTAAACGGAAGAAGGGTGCATTAGGTGGAAGCAAAGAAAGTAAAAGCTTAGAACTTAAATTGTTTACTCCTTCTGCTCCTATAGATTGAAAAGGAGTTAGAAGTTCTGTGCTTGCTCTATGATCCTGATCTGGCAGAAGACTAGGAATAGTATACAAAGAAGATTCTCTACCTCTTTGGAGATAGTGTTCTCTTTCCCCTCTGTATCTATCATATTTACTTTTGATTGCACCTTCTTCTTGATTATAAGCATCAGGATTGATTTCTGTCTTTGTTGTTTTTTTCTTGGATGAATATTCCATTGCTTATCCTATCCTCAATGATTTCCTAGCTCGTCCCTTGCTTTTATTTAATTTTAATTGTCCACGTGATTTATTCTTTAGTTTTCCTTTACGGCCTTTCATCTTTTCAAGTTCTACTTTAGTTTTAGGGTCTTGTGTTCCATGTATTTGTTGAGTTAAATCTTGACCAAGTCCTGCTACAGTATCATTCAACCAGTTAAACGCATCAACTCCTGCATCAGTAATAGCCCATCCTACTTCGTTTATAGGATCCATGATGTCATCTAAAGTCTCACCTACTGATCCAAGTGCATTAAGTGTATCTCCTCCTAAGCCAACATTTTTACCTACTACATTCATTGCATCATTAACTGTTGATCCAAGATTTGTTATTTGAAGATTCTGTAATGCGTTTTCAGTTCCTGTAGCTACTGCTTCTGTCAAACCTCCTAATTTTGTTAGATCTCCAGTAGTCTCACCAAGCTTTGTTCCTAATGCTCCAACATTCTCTCCAAAATTTCCTAATCCTGTTGTGGCAGCTCCTAGTGGATCAGTAAGAGTCTTTTCAATTTGAGATGGTAAATCGGGAAGTGTTGGAGGTGTAATAGTTGGAGGTGTAATAGTGGGAGGTGTAATAGTGGGAGGTTTAATTGGTGGTGGTTCAAGTACTTCTACTACATCAGTAGCAACTCCAGTGGCTGCACCTCCTATATCACTAGCTACCTCTGCTACTGGTTCTGCAACAGCTTCTACTACTGGATCTAGTACTTCTTCTTTTAATGGGTCTGTTACTGTTGAAACTAATTCCTCTGCAGCTCCTGTAGCTCCTTGACAAAAAGAAATCTCACCTTCATACTCAAAAGACTTATCATCTGTTTTTACCAATTGACCATCTAGCCACTTATAATTTATTTCTGTATATATTTTCATTTTAATTTAAAGGGAAATAGAATTGGTAACGAGTAATAACATTTGTCCAATCTTTTGTTTGTTTTGCCATCTCTGCAAAGTAATCAATGTCTGAGTAACAGAACATTCCTACGCATTTATTATCTCTTGCAAACTTTGAAATAACTTTGTAAGCTTCAAAGTATCGTTCTGAAAGTGTTTCTTTATCTACATCTTTGATACGATACAAAGAAAATAATACTAAAGTTTTTCTTTCTGTAAATTCGCAACCCTGTAGCTGTGTTAGTAACAAATATTCATCATCATCTTCAATCCATAGGTGCATAGTT